GGTATCTTATCTTCTACATTACGCTGTTTTTAACGATAGCGTTAATATTGGCATCCTAGCAAACAAAGCAGCAACTGCGAGAGAACTTTTAAGTAGGTTACAGACTGCTTACGAAAACTTGCCTAAATGGATGCAACAGGGTATTATATCCTGGAATAAAGGATCAATGGAGTTAGAGAATGGCAGTAAAATACTGGCAGCTTCTACGTCTGCAAGTGCTGTCCGAGGTATGTCGTTTAACATCCTCTTTCTCGACGAGTTCGCGTTCGTCCCAAATCACGTTGCTGACTCGTTCTTTGCATCTGTTTATCCTACTATTACTTCTGGTAAAAACACCAAAGTAATCATTGTATCCACGCCACACGGTATGAATCATTTCTACCG